GCTTTCCACGCGAGAAATCGGCGCAATAGCCTCCCACTTATCGCGCTGTTTCCAACTCTGCACCGTTGGCGCTTTCAGGCTTAACTGCTCGGCAATCTGGCGCACAGAAAAGCCCTGCCAATAAAGCAAAGCTGCCTGTCGCCGTGGGTCGCTAATGAGGGTGCCCGGAGTGATATTCATGCGCTAAAGGCTACGCCACCACCCGGCACTCATTCTTGCTGTCTCTGTTGTATCACCGCTGCGACAACCTGCTGTTGTTGTGGCAAGGCTGCGATGTTTAGAAACTGATTAGCCGCTCATGACTGGACAACAATATGGCGACGAACATGGCTAAGAAAGTCTCTAAATACTTCCGCATCGGCGTTGAAGGCGACACCTGCGACGGGCGTTTAATTGACGCCGGTGATATCAACCAGATGGCCGAGTCATTTGACCCGCGCGTCTACGGTTGCCGCATCAATCTGGAACACCTGAAAAGTTACTCACCGGACAGCACCTTTCGCCGCTATGGCGATGTCATCGGTCTGAGAGCCGACACCATTGACGATGATTCAGCACTGAAGGGTAAGCGGGCGTTGTTCGCCCAAATCAGCCCCACCGATGAGTTAGTGCTGATGACTAAAGCCCAACAGAAAATCTATACCTCGATGGAGATCCGCCCGAACTTTGCCAACAGCGGTAAAGCTTATCTGGTCGGGCTGGCGGTCACTGATGACCCCGCCAGCCTCGGCACCGAAATGCTGGCATTCAGCGCCAAAGCCCAACACAACCCACTGGCTGGTCGTAAATCTCATCCAGACAATCTTTTTTCGGCGGCAGTTGAAGTGCAATTGGAATTTGAAGATGTGGCCGAGTCAGGCGCAACCCTGCTGAATCGAGTGATGTCGGTCTTTAGCCGCAAACAAACGTCAGATAACGCCCGATTTACTGATGTGCATGAAGCCGTCAACGCCGTGGCGGAGCATGTGCAGCAACAAGGGGAAGCTATTGAGACCCGTTTCAGTGCGCTAACCACACAGATTGATCTGCTGAAACAGAATATCGAACAGCACCAGCAAGGGGTTATCGCGCTGAAAACCCAGTTCACCCATAGCGAAAACCTCAACCACAACTCCCGCCCTATCGCCACCGGCGGTGATGCGCAAGTTGAGCGACTAACCGACTGCTAAGCTAAGCCACTTATTTCACAGGATAATTATGCGCCCAGTAACTCGTTTTAAATTTAATACCTATCTGACCCGACAGGCTGAGCTAAACGGGATCGCCATCGGCGATTTGAATAAAAAATTCAGTGTCGAACCCTCAGTAACTCAGACCATCATGACCCGCGTGCAGCAATCTTCTGAGTTTCTCAGCAGCATTAATATTGTGCCAGTTGCCGAACTGACTGCCGAAAAAGTCGGCCTTGGGGTAACCGGCTCGATTGCCAGCAATACCGACACCGACGGCGGTGACGAACGCGAAACCGAAGACTTTCTGGCGCTGGACAGCGAGAAGTATTTCTGTGAACAGGTGAACTACGATTTCCACATTCGCTACAACACCCTCGACCTGTGGGCGCGTTATCAGGATTTCCAGACCCGCCTGCGTGATGCCATTATCCGGCGGCAGGCATTGGATCGCATTCTGGCCGCGTTCAATGGTATCAGCCGCGCTAAAACCTCTAACCGTAAACAACACCCGCTATTACAAGATATCGCGGTAGGTTGGTTGCAGAAATACCGCACCAATGCGCCAACCCGCGTGATGAGTAAAATCATCGACGAAGACGGCAACGAACTGTCGAAAACCATCCGCATTGGCCGCAACGGCGACTATCTCAATCTGGACGCGCTGGTGATGGACGCCACCAACAATATGATCGCCGACTGGCATCAGGAAGACCCTCATCTGGTGGTGATTACCGGCCGCCAATTAATGCAGGATAAGTATTTTCCTATCGTCAATAAAGAGCAGGAAAACAGCGAAACCCTCGCCGGTGATCTGATTATCAGCCAAAAACGTATCGGCAATTTACCGGCAATTCGGGTGCCATTCTTCCCACCGAATGCCTTGCTGATCACCCGCCTCGATAACCTCTCTATCTACTGGATGGAGGATTCACACCGCCGCCATATTAATGAGAATCCCAAACGGGATCGCATCGAAAACTATGAATCGATTAAACAGGATTATGTAGTGGAAGATTACGCCTGCGGCTGTCTGGTGGAGAATATCGAGATTTTACCCGCGCCCAAAGAGAGAACCGATATTGCTCACCTGGCTGATGCGCTACTCACTGCGGTGAACAGTGCCGCTGCGCCGATGGTTGCCGAGGGGGATCAATAGATCATGTCCAGCCCAGCCCGCCGCCACTTTATCCAACAGTCCGCCATGCTCGCCTCACAATTGCGGGATGATCCGCTGCGCCATGCCACTGGCTATGAGCTGATGCTACTTAAACTCAACGAAGATAAGCGCAAGCTGAAACAGCTCCGCTCACAACAACGCAAGGCCGAGCTGAAACGCCAATTATTGCCAGACTACCTGCCGTGGGTATCGGGCGTACTCAATGAGGGGAAAGGCGCGCAGGACGCCATTTTAATGACCATCATGATTTGGCGGCTGGATGCCGGGGATATTCCCGGTGCGCTGGATATCGCCCGTTATGCCCTGCGTTACCAATTGGTGCCGCCCGACCGTTTCACCCGCTCCACCGCCTACCTGATTGCCGAGGAAGTGGCCGAGTCTGCCAGTCGCAGCTATACCGCCAGTCAACCGGTCGATAGCGCCCCCTTATTGCAAACCCTCGAGTTGATGGAGGGCGAGGATATGCCCGATCAGGTGCGCGCCAAGCTACATAAAATGACCGGCTACGCACTGCGAGACAGTGGTCAGGGCGAACTGGCGTTGAGTCACCTCAATCGCGCACTTCAGTTAAACACCGGCTGTGGCGTCAAAAAGGACATTGAACGGCTGGCAGTGAAGTTAAAAAACGCCGCCAGCCGCTAAACCGCACGCTCCCCCGAGCCGGGCGGCACGATGGCCGCGACCGATTTTACCGAATCAACGCCATCGTCCACCGCCCTCTCATTCTGCTATTGAGGTTGCCATGACCACTATTGTTATTCCCGCGCCACGGCCCGATAAAATGGCCGAGCCGGTGATTGAAAATACCTTTTTTTGGCCTGCGGTTGACCCGATAAAACTGCGCGAGCTGTTGCGCCTTGAGGGAACCGTCACCGCCGAAAGGTTACGCTTTACCATTAAGGGGGCGATGGCTGAGGTCAATGCCGAGTTATTCGACTACCGCAGCCAACAGATGGCGGCCGGATTTAAGGCGCTGGCTGAGGTGCAAGCGGAGCAGATGGACGGCGAAAACATGCAGTTGGCTGAATATCTGCGAGCGGTGGGTGCCGTCACCGCCGCCTTGCTGGCCGAACGTTATCGCGGTTATGACGCCAGTGCCCGTGGTGATAAGCGCGCTGAAGCTATCGAAAATAGCGTGGGTGAATGGTGGCGCGATGCTCGTCACAGCATTCGCAATATTACCGGTCAGCCGCACAACATTATTGATCTCATCTGATGCGGGTTTATGCGATGCAAGGCGACACCCTCGATGCGCTGTGCTGGCGCTATTACCGCCGCACGCAACAAGTGGTTGAGCAAGTCTATAGCACAAATCCGGGGCTGGCCGAGTTAGGGGCCATTCTGCCCCACGGCTATCCGGTGGATTTACCCGATATCGCGCCAGCCGCCCAACGAGAAACCCTTCAATTATGGGATTAAAAATGGAAGAGATAACCACTCGACTCGCCCACAGCCTGACGGTGATATTAATTTTTATTGCCGCCCTCACCGCTGAAGAAATAGCGTTCTATGTGGCGACTATCGCCGCGACTGTCACCTGTAGCGTGAACTGGTATTACCGCCGCAAATGCTATTTGTTGCTGAAAAAGCGGCATGACAAGGAGAGCGCGATTGATGAATCCCGCCGTTAAGCGCTGTTTAGTGGCTGCCATTCTGGCGTTGGCGGTCACATTGCCCCACTACCCAACACTAACAACCTCCACTGCTGGATTAAGACTGATTGCCGATCATGAGGGCTGCCAGCTCAGCGCCTATTTGTGCAGCGCCAATGTGTGGACTAATGGCATCGGTCACACTGCCGGGGTCAAGCCCAACACCGTTATCAGTGAGCAACAGGTGGCGCTCAATCTGGTGGCTGACGTGCAGCGGGTCGAATGGGCAATAGCCGTCTGTATGCCAGTTGCCATGCCGCAACCGGTCTATGACGCGGTAGTGTCATTTACTTTTAACGTTGGCACCGGCGCAGCTTGCCGCTCGACACTGGCCTTTTTTGTCAATAAGGGCGACTGGCGCAGCGCCTGTAATCAGTTGCCGCGCTGGGTGTATGTCAACGGCGTGAAAAACCAAGGGCTGGAGCGTCGCCGCATTGCTGAGCAAAAGCGCTGCCTGAATGGGATCTGAGATGCCTATCGTGCTGATGCTAATGGCGGGAATGGTGATGGCGTTAGGGTGGTATACGCACCACCAGAGCCTCGCTATCGCAAACGCCAGCAACATAATTGGCGCGCTATCCGCAGAAATTGAGAACCGCGATAACACCCTCATCCAGTTGCAAGAACAGGCTCAACGTCAGGCAAAAAGCGAAAGAATATTAAGGCAATCACTGAGCGATGCCAACCACTTATCGCAATCCCGTGAACAGAAAATTCAAAGGTTACTCAATGAAAATAAAGCGTTGCGCAATTGGTCTGTTACTGCTTTGCCTTCTGACGTTATCCGGCTGCACCAGCGCCCCGCATTCGCCAATCCCAACGATTATTTACGTTGGCTGTCCGCCAGTGAACAGTTGCCCACTGCCCGCCAGTCACGCAACGGTTAACGGTGATTTAAGTGCCGATATCCGCCAGTTAGAAACCGCACTGGTAGCCTGCGGGCTGCAAGTAGAAGCCATCAAACGGTGCCAGGAACAACATAATGTTAAAACCCAAACTGCTACGCCAAGCCTTAACCGACAGTCTGCAACTGTTTCAGACTAACCCAGAACGGCTGAAAATGTTTGTTGATGGTGGCCGCATTGTCTCAACACTGGCCCCGTCGCTGTCTTTTGAAAATCAATATACGCTGACGCTGTTTATTGAGGATTTCCCCGATGATGTTGATTATCTCTTTGTGCCGATACTGGCATGGCTGCGGGAACATCAACCGGACATCATGGCAACAGAAGAAAAGCGCCGCACCGGCTTTATTCATAAGGTTGATGTGATGAGCGATGTGCTGAGTGATATCCGTATCGACTTGCAACTGACTGAGCGGGTGATAGTGAAAGAGTTGGACGGCGCACTACACGTTAACCATGAGCCGGAACCGGCTTGGCCGGGTACGCCAACACGGCCAACAGCCATCTACTTTAACGGTGAAACGGTCAAATGAATGCGCTGAAACCCTTTGATGATGCCCTGGCCGCACTGATTGCCAGCCTAACCCCAAAAGCGCGCAAGACACTGGCGGTCACTATCGCTAAACGCCTGCGCGCCAGTCAACAGCAACGTATTAAACGCCAGCAAGCGCCCGACGGCACCCCGTATGCAGCACGTAAATCTCAACCGCTGCGTAAACCCAAGGGCCGGATTAAGCGGGAAATGTTCGCCAAGTTGCGCACCGCGCGCTATATGAAAACTAACAGCAGCCCTGATGAGGCGGTGGTCGAGTTTGCCGGGCGCGTAGAACGCATGGCGCGGGTGCATCACTTTGGCCTGCGTGACCGTCCGAACGTGCATAGCAAAGATGTGCAGTATGATGAAAGGCCGTTGCTGGGGTTTAGTCAGCAAGATATTGCTATTGTTAGAAATATATTTGTAGATTCTATAAACTCAGCAACTAGCTGATATTAAAAGGGATACTATTGAAAATGAATAGCATCCCTTTGCCTTAAATGAAGATATTCTTTCTATCTAAACTAAAGAAATCACATGTAACACCTAATATTGCTTGTGAATGTGATGACAAGGCGGATGGGGGTACTGGATTGATACCATAAGCGAATGAGTCAAACTCTTTTGCGCAATCAAAAATGAAATTACTCACCTGAGACTTACAGAAGTAATCAGCTAGAATCTCAGATTTTATAGATTCAGACTGAGCCTTTAGTTCATCTTCTATTGTATTTGCTATTCCTGCTTGGGGAATAATGCTTCCAGCGAGAGCCGAGGCCATTTTACCAACTCTTTCAGTAAAGAATTTACCGGAGTTACCATATCTGAACCCAACGTCCAAAAGCTGCCTTCTTTGTTCTTGCTCAGCAGTAAGGTGCTCACGTAATATAAAGTCTAAAGATATTAAAAAATAAGACTGTAGAATATAAATAACTCGCCAAATCGTCGGTAGTTCGGGAGAATGTCTAGATAGTGTTGAAGCACATTCGAAGAAAAAATTTATTTCATTTAATAGTGCATTGCATCCATCAAAACTAAGTGGCTCTAATAAGCGAGATTTGCTTTTTTCTAAGCGACCTTTCCAGTCACCACCAATTTTCCCATTTGATGATTCATTTAGTTTGTTTAAAAAATCCTCTTCAGTAATTCTTTTTAATTGGGACTTTTCACTTTTAGATAAACGAGCCAAAAATTTCCCGTCTAGAATTGGAACGTGATGTTTTAGCCCAAACTCTCTTACATCAGGTCTATTTTCGCTTGTTACAACTATACACCCATCTAAATCCAAAATAGATTGCAGCCCTTTAGCCCAAAATATTCTTTCAATAGCTTGAGGTGTGCGTTTATTTTTTATGTCAACATTAATTCGTTCACGACTTAATGGGGAGGTCTTACCATACAAAAGCAAATCGACATCTGTAACATCAAATTTGTTATACTTAAATTTACATCCTCTTACTACATAATACCCCATTCCGATAAAATAATTTCTTAACATCTCTTCGGTAGCATACCCTTTTGGTAATTTCTCACTCATTTACCTAGCTCCCCTAGTCTGATATCCTCTAAGAGATTTTTAGCTTGTATTCTAACTGCTTCCGTGCAATTTTTTCTTGTATACTCTCTAGTAATCTCAGGGTTAATAAACTCAGTAACTTTAGCACTCGGCAAATTAACTATTGCTTCTGCCGTTATATCGCCATTTTGAATGACCGACAAAGCTAACCTTCCTACTTCCGGCTTCAATAATCTCATTGTAAACATTCCGCCTTTCGCTGGAGTGATTCTTACCACACCTTTAAATTCCAATGCCTGGTAATCGTTACCAATTGCAGTTGCTGGCCCAACCTCTCCACCATTAATTAATTTCCCCATAAGCGATGATATCATTTGTATTCGCCCTCGATAATATGAGCTGACAGTCATGCCATAAGTCAATGAGGCCACTAATGCCTTCGCTAAATCTAAAGCGTCATCAGCTATTGTGTCCGTAAATTTTGAAAATGCTGCGGGCCTAGTTACAAAGTAATTTTTCCCCGATAAGTTACCGACAACACTAACATCAAACATACCTATCGAGTGTAATCTAGAAAAAAGATTTTCAGTCAATATCTGTGTTGCAGCTAATAGTGGTATACATCCACTTGATTCCAACTTTTCATTTAATTCAATTAATAACCTACTTTCTTCTGAGCTTAAAGAACTTAAAACTGCATTAATTTTCTTTGCGTCATTTTTCCTGAATAAGTTCCCATTAAATAACAGTTTTTCATCTTTTGATATTGGCTCAGAGTCAAAGAAGTGGAGTCCGCCTCCCATTAATAAAGTATTTTTAACTTCAATGGTAGGTAGTTTATATTTATCAGATATGTATTCAATCGCTTTGATATCTGTAATTGGCATCTCAGAAGCAATTTCTGATATACCAATTACAGCATCTTCATATACTTCATGGTTTGATTCATTAAATATAGTAGACGTATGCTCTAATACCCCCTGACCTGTTATACCTAAAACTTCAATGCCTCCAGCCCCTTTTAATATTAACCGTTGCCTCTCAAGCTCATCCAATATGGAAGGTAGTTCGGTTTTTGGGCTAATGTAATTAGCCTTAGCCAGAGCTTCAAGCCTTCTAGTATTAAGTTGCTCTTGAGTGTCAGCTGAAATGGCTGATAGTAATGAGCCGCATTTACCAGCAAAACTTATTGAATCAAAATCTTGACTTGTTGTTGTTTGGACTTTTTTTGCATGATGGATTATCCATGCCCCTTTTACTTTTTTTTTCATTATTCGATCCCAGATAAAATGATTTTGCTTTATAAAATCTCTTCATTGCTTATGAATCACAAAGTAGGTTCAAAAGAGATTTTTCTTTCTTATCAAGAAGTAATTAAGCACTTGTTGTGCTATTTATCAAACAATTTCTATGATTTGTAAGATGCATAACCCAATGACACTATTTGGGGCATGAACACTCAAACCCAAATCACTGAAATCCTGCGCCTGCTGCGCAACCTGATCCGCATTGGTACGGTGGCCGAGGTCGATCTCGACCAAACCCTGTGCCGTGTGGCGACGGGGGACAATAGCACCGGTTGGTTAAACTGGCTGACGCTGCGCGCCGGTCAATCGCGATCATGGTGGGCACCGTCAAAGGGTGAGCAAGTATTGATATTGTCTCTCGGCGGCGAGCTGGATACCGCCTTTGTGCTGCCGGGAATTTTCTCTGATCACTTCCCGCCGCCGTCGGCCTCGGCGGATGGCCTGTATATCGCCTTTCCTGACGGTGCCACGTTGCACTATGAACCTGACAGCGGCGAGTTGCAGGCTGATGGCATCAAAACGGCGGTTATCAATGCCAGTGAATCGATAAATGCCACTGCCCCCACTATCACCTGTGCTGCCTCGGTAAAAATCCTGCTAGATACACCCGAAGTGGAATGCACCCACAACCTGACTACCAGCACGTTGAACGTTAAGAAAGGCAGCAAGATGAGCGGCAACATTAACCATTCCGGCGGCAAGTTCTCATCCAATGGCGTGGTGGTTGATAAACATAACCACGGAGGTGTGAAGCGCGGTGGGGATAATACCTAGGGGATAAAATGATAATTCAGCAAATGGATTTTTCCCCCACTAAGAACCCTGTAACAAAAATCTGAAAATAATCCTTACTATTCAATTCACTATGAAGACCATGTTATTCTCCGGCGATGAAAACAACCGCTACTCCTCACGATGAGTCACTGATGACGATTGCACAAAAACTGGAACAAAAAGGCGAAGCCAGAGGCATTGTGAAAGGTCGGGTAGAAGGCCGGGTAGAAGGCAAGTTGGAAGTTGCCCGTACTATGCTAGCCAATGGCCTTGACTACGCCACGGTAATGAAAATGACCGGCCTGAGCGAAGACGAACTGGCTCAAATTTGTCATTGATACACCTGTTACCAAACAGTACCGTGTCGTGCTAATGCACATAAACACCCGTGCTGCGCCAGATATTGACTGGCCGGAGTTGCCGCAATGACAGCTTATTTTATGTTTGTCTTAAAATGAGGCTGAGTGATACCTAAAATAGATCAGAATGGCTTCCTGTCCTTTCGAAGCGAAGCAAATCATCAGTAATTTTGTAGATGATAAGCCAGTCTGGCTCTATATGTGCGTCCCTGTAGCCTTTATAATTACCTTGTAATTGATGATCCTTATATACAACAGGCAAGGGCAATTTATCGTTAATCAGAAGCGTCATAATGACTTTAAGTTTATTCATATCTTTATGGCGCTTCTGAGCTTTTTTCACATCTTTCTGGAACTGACCTGAATATTCAATTTCCCTTTGTTTAGTCATGGTCTATCAGATACCTAATTTATCAAAAAGATCATCAGCATCCTTTGCTTTATGGACATCGACACCTTTATCGCTGTTGGCAATGGTATTAGCTGTAAGTTCGTTAGGAATACGCAAATCGAACGGAAGCGCTTTTTCTCGGGCAACCTTGGTTAAGGTTATCCGCACCAGATCGGATACGGTTAAACCCATGTCAGCAAGTACAGCAGCGGCTTCATTCTTTAGGGTTTCGTCTATACGAGCACGAACAAAAGCATTTGCAGCCATAGTAAAACCCCCTTTTAGTTGGAAAGTTCATTGTGGCTCACTTGAGCTACAAAATCAAATATGCCTCATGGTTACTTTCTCGGCTCAACATTTCGTGACTGAAGCTCTTTCCTGATTATTCTCTTAATCCAGGCAGCCAGCGATTCATCACCATCTAACTTTTGGGCCTCTTCCATTTCACTACGCAGCTCTGGATCGAGACGAAACTGGAATGGTGGATTTCCTCTTCTTTCATTCATGTGTGTTGACACCTAAATTACACTTGAGTTAATGTAGTGTTGTGTAGTGACACATTACTATCACATGCCATAAATGACAATGCCCCGATGTGCTTGGAACACAACGAGGCATCTAACCACAACATTAAAAGAGGTAATGCTATGGCTGACGCTAATAGTAACATACGTGCATATTCAAAGCTCTACACCTTCCTTAACGCCCGCTCGAACACATTACTGGCTGAAATCTCTCCGTTACACCTGATCTCCGTTTTGGCTCCCACTGAATGTGAAGCCCGCAATCTGCTGGCCGGTTTCTCACTGGTGTTTGTTTCTTGCAAACCACAGGAGAAGCGCCATGTTGCCTGATACCAATAGACTTTATCCCACACTGACTGAGGTGATCGGCAAGCTGGATATATCACATTTGAGTGCTGATGACACACTGGAACTGGCAAACAGTAGCGAGGAATGTTACGCCGGATTGCTGCATGGGTTGAATTTTATCGGGGATACTTTTGTGACCTTTGCCGATAACGATGTGTTGGATTTCTCAGTAGAAAGTTTGTGCCAGTTAGGCCATTGTCTGGCATCAATCAGTATCCTGGTACCTGCCCTCACTCAATTGCAAGCATCAGCAAACGCCAAACTCACTAACAACGAGTTGGCCGAGCAATAAACCTCACCGCTTCCGCTAATATTGTCCTTAGCGGAAGCGCGATAAAACTCCTTTAACTACACCTGTAACTCGTTATTTTAACGTGGGAAATGCGAGTCGGACTGCCCGAATTGTTTAATAGCCTTATTCGCATCCTTTAACTCTGTCATCAGTGCCTTGCGATCCTGAATCTCGTTATAAGCGGTGAGAGTGTTTTCATCGGCTAAAAGCAGCGCCTTAGCTTCAGAGAATGGGATGATATCGAGGTCATTCTCAGACATTTTTTAGCCTCTTTATATTGGTGAAACCATAATACTCCCCCTAAGAACCATAGAAATCACTTTAATTCCGTTCAGGCTTTATTAGGAGTGGCTTTGGTTTAACCTCTGTCACTAAAAACCAATATTCCTATTGTCCCATTCCCCACACATCCCTCCTGAGATGTTATCCGCGCCCATTAGCAGCAAACTGACTTGAAATACTCGCGCGAATTTTGAGGGGCAGCATGACCACAACCCAATATCTCGGCATGAGCCGCAATACCGGGCGGGCCATTACCGACGCTGACCACATCAGCCAGTCTATCGCTGACATTCTGATTACACCGGTCGGTTCGCGGGTGATGCGCCGCACTTATGGTTCGCTGTTATCAGAGCTGATTGACCAGCCGCAAAATCCGGCCCTGCGCCTGCAAATTATGACCGCCAGCTACAGCGCCATTCTGCGCTGGGAGCCGAGGGTCAAACTGACTGGTATCACCTTTGAAACCACCCTTGACGGAAAAATGGTGGTTGATATCACCGGCACCCGCACAGACAGCGCGGCCCCGCTTTCATTAACCATCCCTGTGAGCTGAACCTATGGCAACCATTGACCTGAGCCTGTTACCGTCGCCGTTTGTGGTGGAAGAACTGGACTATGAAACCCTGCTGGCCGAGCGTAAAGCCACGCTGATATCTCTTTACCCGGAAGAACAGCGCGCCGCCGTGGCCCGCACGTTGTCGCTGGAATCTGAGCCGCTGGTCAAATTGCTACAGGAAAACGCCTACCGCGAAGTGATATTACGCCAGCGCGTTAACGATGCGGCCCGTGCGGTGATGGTGGCCTATGCCGTCGGCAGTGATTTAGACCAGCTCGGCGCAAATAACAACGTTGAGCGGCTGGTGATTATTCCAGCAGACCCCACGGCCATTCCACCGATAGACGCGGTGATGGAGTCTGACAGTGATTTCCGGGTGCGTATCCCACAAGCCTTTGAGGGCTTGAGTGTCGCCGGGCCAACCGGTGCGTATGAATATCATGCCAAAAGTGCTGACGGCCGTGTGGCCGACTCCTCGGCAATCAGTCCGACACCCGCTTGTGTCACGGTCACGGTGTTATCTCGCGAGGGCAACGGCGAAGCCTCAGCCGAACTGCTGTCTGTGGTTGAGGCCGCGCTGAATGATGAGAACACGCGGGCAGTAGCTGACAGGGTGACGGTGCAATCGGCCCGCATTGAAGATTATGAGATTGACGCGGTGCTCTACCTGCATCCGGGGCCGGAAGCGGAGCCTGTGCGCATTGCGGCTGAGAAGAAACTGACCGCCTTTGTCACCGCACAGCGCCGCCTTGGTCGCGACATTCGCCTGTCTGCACTCTATGCCGCGCTGCATGTTGAGGGTGTACAGCGGGTGGTGATTAATACCCCCCTGGCTGATGTGGTGCTGAATAAAACCCAGGCGGCTTGGTGCACCGACAGCAGCATCACTGTCGGGGGGACTGATGACTGACCGTTTATTGCCTGTTGGTTCTTCTGTGCTGGAAGTGACCGCCGCGCGCGCCTGCGCCGAGCTGGAAAACACCCCGGTTCCGATTCGCCAGCTCTGGAACGCTGACACTTGCCCATTATCCCTGCTGCCTTATCTGGCGTGGGCGTGGTCAGTTGACCGCTGGGATGAGAAATGGCCGGAAGCCACCAAGCGCGCGGTGGTGAAGTCCTCGCAGTACGTGCACAAACACAAAGGTACCATTGGCGCAATCCGACGGGTGGTTGAACCGCTGGGCTATCTCATCAAGGTGATTGAGTGGTGGAAGACCAACGAGACACCCGGCACCTTTCGCCTCGATGTGGGCGTATTGGAAACCGGTATTACCGAAGAGATGTATCAAGAGCTGGAGCGGCTGATAGACGACGCCAAGCCATGCAGCCGTCATTTAGTCGGCCTGTCTATCAATCTTGATAGCAGCGGCCCGCTGACTATCGCCGCCGGTAGTTACAGCGGTGATGAGCTGACCGTGTACCCCTATCGAATGGACTCAATATGACCCCTAAATACTTTGCCTTACTGACCCATATCGGCGCAGCCAAACTGGCGAACGCCACTGCGCTCGGCACCCGCTTAGAGATAACCCACATGGTTGTCGGGGATGGCGGCGGAACCCTGCCAACCCCTAGCCCGGCACAATCCAAGCTGGTGAATGAGCAGCGCCGCGCCGCCCTTAATGCCCTGACTATTGACCCGAGCAATCCCCGTCAGATTATTGCAGAGCAGATTATCTCTGAGACTGAGGGCGGGTGGTGGATACGGGAAATTGGCTTGCTGGATAAAGCCGGAGAGTTAATTGCTATCGCTAATTGCCCGGAAAGCTATAAGCCACAAATGCAGGAAGGCAGTGGCCGCATCCAGACTATTCGAGTCATTTTGGCCGTCAGCAACACTGCCGCTGTCACACTGAAAACCGACCCTGCGGTGGTGCTGGCAACGCGCAAGTATGCCGATCAGGTGAGCCACACCACCGTCACCTCAATCAGCAACCATATCCGCACCCTCAATCCGCACCCGCAATATCTCCTCGCCAGCCACAATTTATTTGATCTTAGCGATACCAAAGCGGCGCGGGCTAACTTGCAATTAGGCTCTGCGGCAACCAGAAATGTGGGTAATGCTCAAGATGAACTCATGGAAGTCGGGGCCTTTGGCTGGGGCGGCCCCTGCATTATTGCCTCAGCGGGGATCAATGCGCTGACAAAAACCGGCATGTACTGTGTCAATCAATACGCTGCCGATAAACCCGAGGACTTTGGTGATGCGACCATTCAGCATATTCAGAATGACTCATTAACCGCCCACCAATTCATTTTCTCCACCAATAATACCAGCACAGCGGCAAGAGTCAGTTATCGCCTGCGCTCTTATGGTCAATGGCGGGAATGGATAGATATTGTCACCAGTCGCAGCCAGGCATTGACCCCCATCGGCATCCCTCTACCCTACCCCGGCACCACGCCACCGGCAGGATATTTAAAATGTAACGGCGCATCATTCTATGCCCACCACTACCCCGCGCTGGCAACCTTATATCCAGACCATAAATTACCCGATTTGCGCGGTGAGTTTATTCGTGGATTTGATGACGGGCGCGGCATTGATACAAATCGCACCCTGTTAAGCGCACAAACCGACGCGCTGCAAAATATCACCGGCGGCATCAATGGGGTATCAGAGAGCATGGGCAGCGCACCCGAAAGCAACTTCAGCGGCGCGTTCGGCAAAAGCCCCGCCATTGGCAACGACAACACCCCGCACCACACCGACATCACCCATTGCGGCAGCTTTGATTTTGACGCCTCCCGCGTGGTGCGCACCGCCACCGAAACCCGACCACGCAACATCTCATTTTGCTATATTTTGAGGGCTATCTAATGAAATATGACTTTACCGTTCAACCGGCCATCTTGGATGACCATCAACTCGCCAGTCAGGCGGGATGGATAACGCTTTACCACTATGATGCAGAGAGTCTGGAATATGCCAGTGCGGGCATGGAGTACTTGCCGCTCGGCGTCGGCTTACCGGCTCACTCGGTGGCTGATGCGCCCATCATTCAACCTAAAACCGGCATGGCATTGGTCAGGGATTTAACTGCTAACCAGTGGGTGACAGTGGCAGACCATCGCCATCAAACGGCGTATGACATTGAAACCAAACATGAATCTATCATTTTTGCACTGGGGCCAATCCCCAAAAATAAAACACTGATTCAGCCAATGCATGAGTTTGACACATGGACAGGAACCGCCTGGGAAGTCGATCAACAGGCATTAAAAGCCAGCCATATTGCCGCCGCAAGCCAACAGAAAACCGCACTGATAAATCAGGTATCAGAGCACATCAACATCCTACTCGACGCCATCGCAGTGGATAATCAAAAGACTGATATTCAGCAATTGGCGGCACTCAAACATTACCGCGTCGCGTTAATGCGCATCAACACCAGCGCTGCACCAGAGATTGACTGGCCGGAGTTGCCGCAATAAGGGTTGATTTTAATGGGGGAATTTTTGTCCTAATTGGGGATTGAGTCTGTGCTCAATAGAGACTCATGGGGCTAATATTGTATTCAGTGAAAACGCTATGAAACTCCTTTAATTACACCTGTAACTCGTTATTTTAACGTGGAAAAATGTTTGTCCTAAAGTGGCGTTGCCTAATTGCTCGACAGAATCTCATCGGGTTATAGTCACACCGCAGCGGTAAAATCCTTTACCGGATTTGGCAGTCCGGCATAGACCAAAGCGCATGATATAGATACGGTTATATGGTAATAAGCAAGAAATGGTGAGCTGGGTGGGGGCATCGTAAGGTGCATCAGTTTTTTGGTGACTGGTCTGTCAACCCCATCCAGTTCACCCCCTACAGAGATGAAAATCTCAAGATGGTGAGTATCAATACCGTCAACTGAGAAAGACTAATAGCAACTCGGCGTAGTACAAGGAAGCACTGATGACAATTGCAGAATCACTTGAACTAGAAGGCTATCTGAAAGGATACACTGAAAGCTATCAGGAAAGTCAGCGGGAGACGATACTGAAAATCGCCCGGTCTTTACTGGCCGAAGGTGTTGATCGCACTCTGGTAAAGGAAGTCACTGGCCTACGTGATGAAGACCTGACGCAATAACGCGTTAACCCCATTCTAACGGGCGATGTTGTGTTAGACGTTGCCTTATTTCTGCCAGTTTTTCGCACCCTATTTATTCCGCTCTGTGATTGTTTTTTCTCTCTTATTCATATCGATAACTCATTATTTTAAATAGAAAAAATGTTTGTCCTAAAGTGGTGCGGAGTGATTGCTCACACTGATACCCATGACTATTATCGCCCGATGAAAACGACCCCTACACCCCATGATGCACTTTTTAAAAATTTCGTCACCAAACCCGAAACGGCTTATGATCTGCTGGATATTCACTTGCCACCCGCCCTGCGGAAAATCTGTGACCTGAAAACACTGCGGCTGGAGTCTGGCAGTTTCATTGAGAACAACCTGCGCGCTTGCTACTCGGACGTGCTCTACTCGCTCAAAACGACTGCGGGGGACGGTTATGTTTACGCTCTCATTGAACATCAAAGTTCCCCTGATAAACATATGGCTTTTCGCTTGATGCGTTATGCTATTGCCGCCATGCAGAGCCATCTTGATGCCGGACACGACCAACTGCCGCTGGTCATTCCCATGTTGTTCTATCATGGGATGGTCACTCCGTACCCGTACCCCATGAGCTGGTTACAAGCATTCAGCGCACCCACGCTTGCGGGGGAACTGTATGGCGGCAACTTTCCGTTGATTGATGTGACCGTTATACCCGATGACGAGATCATGACACATAAGCGTGTCGCCTTGCTGGAGTTGTTGCAGAAACACATTCGTCAACGTGACCTGTCCGAATTATCAGATGAACTGGTCAGGTTGTTATCGAACGGTTACACTAGCAAAGATCAGCTAATCTCTGTGATACATTACATACTACAAAATGGTGATACGGCTGAGCCGGAAAGGTTTATCCGCGATCTGGCCCACCACCTGCCACAGCACGAGGAGGAACTTATGACGATTGCACAGAAATTGGAATATAAAGCCCATAAAGCAGGCCGAGTGGAAGGTATTCAAGAAGGTTTAACTGAAGGAATACAGATCGGCGAAGCTAACGGGCTAAAGAAAGGTAAGTTGGAAGTTGCCCGTACCATGTTAGCCAATGGTCTTGACCGTGCCACAGTAATGAAAATGACAGGTCTGAGCGAAGAAGAACTGGCTCAAATTTGCCATTAAGTTGCTAGCTAAATCCATATTTTTAACAGGCGATGTTGCCTTAAACGTCGACTGTTTGCGCTGTTGATTACTCCTTTCCCTTTTTCTTCCTTACTACTTGTTACCTCTTCTATCGTTTAAAGCATTACCGCGATAACCCCCTATTTTTACAGAAAAAATGTTTGTCCTAAAGTGATGCTGGCTGATTGCACGGCAGAACGTCGCTGGGCTATAGTCACGCCGCAGCGGCAAAATCCGCTGTCGGGATTAGCGTCCCGGAATTTACCAAAGCGCACGACCGTAGACACGGCTATTATGTGCGGGCACAGTGACACCTGTAAGATGTAAGAAACGGTGAGCTGGGTGGGGGCATCGCAAGATGCGCCGGGTTCTTTGGTAGCCGGTTACGCTAACCCCGCCCAGTTCACCACCCTCTGAGGTTAGCGTCTCTTGGTGGTGATTAGTCCACCTACCAAAGAGGTTGTCATCATGGATTCGACGACTCAATACCTATCATTATTTACCTGCAATATTATTGTTACTCCCACACCTCTTTCTTCATCTGCCCCTCTGCTGCTGGAGGTGCGCTATGTACGATGACACTCCCCGCGAAGTAGAAGAACTTATCGACCATTGTCGTGCGTTGATTTACGCCATCGTGACAATTGATCGTGCCGATGCTAAAGAGGTTCTTTCTCTTATTTTGTGGCAGCAAATTGATGCGTTACGCTGCACCTATTTGCAAGATAGCGATAAGCCACTCGAAACGGCTTAATTTGTTTTAATCCCCCATTAATCATCGGATAGGTCACCATAGGAATGGATTGACGGTGAACCTATCCGCAATAGCCTTGAAGCTGTAGGAGTTGAGCTGTCAATGCATTGATATGTAAGGGTTATTCCGAGAAACAACCGGTCGAAAATACCCTAATCACTTACAGTTAGCGTTGTACCAGTTCTGGCACAACGCTATCCCGCTGCTTAAACACTTAATCCCTGCCACCCTACTCTCTCCCAAGCAACGGAGAGTGACCTCATGGGCGATTACCATCACGGCGTCCGCATTGTTGAAATCAACGACGGCACCCGCGTTATTTCCACGGTTTCTACCGCCGTTGTCGGTATGGTCTGCACTGGTGATGATGCCGATGCAGCTACATTCCCGCTGAATACGCCGGTATTGATTACTGATCTGGTCGCCGCAGCCGCTAAGGCGGGCACAAAAGGCACTCTGGCGGCATCACTGCTGGCAATCGCTGAACAGGCGCGACCGGTCACCATTGTGGTGCGTATCGCTAGCGGCAGCAACGAGGCTGGAACCTCGACCAACATTATCGGTGGGGTTGACCAAAACGGCCGCTATACCGGTATGAAAGCGCTGTTAGATGCACAGTCTGTTACCGGTGTGCGCCCGCGTATTCTTGGTGTGCCAGGACTGGACAGTCTGCATGTTTCGACCGCTCTGGCAGGTATCTGTCAGCAGTTGCGTGCTTTTGGTTATATCAGCGCCTATGGCTGCAAAACCAGCAAGGAAGCGTTGAAATACCGCGAAAATTTCAGTCAGCGCGAGCTGATGCTGATCTGGCCGGATTTTCTGAGCTGGAACACCTCCACCAACCGCAGCAGCGTAGCTTATGCCACCGCTCGCGCCCTCGGCTTGCGTGCCAAAATCGACCAACAACAGGGTTGGCATAAAACCCTGTCTAACGTCGGGGTGAATGGCGTGACCGGTATCTCGGCCAGCGTCTATTGGGATCTACAGACCGTCGGTACGGACGCCGACCTGCTAAACAAAGCCTGCGTGACAACGCTAATCCGTAAAGACGGCTTCAAGTTTTGGGGTTCGCGCACCTGCTCCGATGATCCGCTGTTTGCCTTTGAGAACTACACCCGTACCGCACAAATTCTGGCGGACACTATGGCCGAGGCTCAGCTCTGGGCGATTGACCGCCCTATCCACCCCACGTTAGTCCGAGACATGATCGGTAGCATCAATGCCAAATTTCGCGAGATGAAATCTGCCGGGCTGATTATCGATGGCAGTTGCTGGTATGACGACAACGCCAACGATAAAGATACCCTGAAAGCCGGCAAACTGTTTATTGATTACGACTACACACCGGTACCGCCACTGGAAGACCTCACCCTACGCCAACGCATCACCGATAAGTATCTGGTGAACTTTACTACCGCCATCAACCGCTAAGGAACCCTGACCTATGGCTCTGCCACGCAAACTGAAATTGATGAATCTGTTTAACGATGGCCGCGATTACATGGGGATAGTCTCTTCCGTCACTCTGCCAAAACTCACGCGCAAGCTGGAGAACTATCGTGGCGGCGGGATGAATGGCGTCGCACCGATTGATTTGGGTCTGGACGATGACGCATTGGTGATGGAGTGGTCAATGGGCGGCCTCGATGAATTGGTATTGCAGCAATGGGGCGCGGCCAAAGTTGACGCGGTTCCACTGCGTTTTGCCGGAGCCTATCAGCGTGATGGTTCCGCTGAAGTGATGGCGGTAGAAGTTGAAATACGAGGCCGTCATAAAGAAATTGATAGCGGTGAGGCCAAACAAGGAGAAGACACCGAAAGTAAAATATTCACCCAGTGCACCTATTACAAACTGACCATTGACGGCAAGGCAGTGATCGAAATTGACGTGGTTAACCTGATTGAACGGGTTAACGGTGTCGACCTGCTGAAAGCCCAACGCAAGGCCATTGGCCGCTAATTTAATAGGAACAGACATGAAAAATGCTACCGCTAACAAGAATACCGTCATGCTGGATACCCCGCTCAACCGCGGCGATACCCTGATCACTGAAATCGAAATTATCCGCCCCAACGCCGGAACTCTACGCGGGGTACGGCTAGCCGATGTGGCTAATTCCGATGTCGATGCGCTGATGATAGTGTTGCCCCGCATCACTTATCCCTCACTCACCTCCGCTGAATGCGCCCGCTTAGAGCTACCGGATTTAGTGGCGCTAGCCGGTAAGGTGATCAGTTTTCTGTCGCCGAAACAGGAAGCGTAAAGCTCGAACCTACTCTGGAAGTTGACGACCTGATGGCGGACATTGCCGCTATTTTTCACTGGCCACCCTCGGAGTGTTGGGCCATGAGCCTCAGCGAACTGGTGCGCTGGCGTCATAAAGCCTTGCTACGCAGTGGAGCCGTAAACCATGAGTAAAAACTTGCAGCTAAAAGTATTACTCAAGGTGGTAGACCAAGCCAGCCGACCGTTTAAAGCCATTCAATCCGCCAGTCAGTCCCTCACTGGCGATATCCGCAACACCCAAAGCAGCATCAAAGCGCTTGATGCGCAGGCAGCGAAAATTGAGGGTTTCCGTAAGGCCAACGCCCAACTGGCGGTCACCGGACAGGCATTAAAAAAGCCAAAGCCGATGCCGCGGCATTAGCCATTGCATTGAAAAACACCGAGAAACCCACCGCGCAACAAGTCCGGCTGATGGAGGGTGCCAGACGCGCAGCCACTAACCTGCAAACTCAATACCACGGTTTGCGCCTGTCAGTGCAGCGCCAACGCGATGCCCTTGCGACGAGCGGCATCGCCAGCAAAAATCTGAGCACTGAGCAGCGCCGGTTACGCAACAGTGCCGCCGAAGCTACAGCCGTCCTGACCCGCCAACGGCAAGTGTTGCAACGCCTGAGCCAGAAACAGGAGCAGCTCAACCGTGTCACTCAGCGCTACCAGCAAGGCAAAGCGGCGACTGAAACGGTACGCAATACCAGTGCCGCCAGTTTTGGTATGGCAAGCACCGGTCTGTATGGCACGGCAAAACTGATTGCGCCAGGGATCCAGTTCGACAGCCAGATGTCTGGCACTCAGGCAATTTTAGGGCTGGAGAAACACGACGCCAAACTGGCCGCCATTCGTCAACAGGCGCGTGATATCGGCGGTTCAACCGCCTTTTCCCCCACCGACGTAGCACGAACCCAAGACACACTGGCGCGTTCCGGCTATGACGCTGACGCCATTCTGGCCGCCACCGAGCCAACAGTAAATCTATCACTGGCCTCTGGCGTCGATATTGCCCAGGCGGCAGGCATTGTCACCAATATGCAATCGGCGTTTAACCTGCCACTTAACCAGATCAGACGTGTATCTGATGTGATGGCGAAAGGCTTTACCAACTCTAATACCAATCTAACCGAGCTGGGCGAGGCGATGAAATATGTCGCCCCGATAGCCGAGGCCGCAGGAGCCAGTATCGAAGACACTACCGCATTGCTCGGTGTGCCGGCCGATAACGGTATCAAGGGCAGTATGGCCGGTACCGGTACCAGTGCGGTGTTTAGCCGATTACAAGCACCGGTCGGACAAGCACCCGCCGCGCTAGCAGAACTTGAAGTAAACACCCGCGACGGCAAAGGTAACATGCTGCCGGTAGAGAAAATCCTCAAAAATATTGACCGTTCGTTTAAAAAGAACCAGTTAGGCACCGCGCAGCAAGCCGAATACCTAAAAGTGATTTTCGGCGAGGAAGCGATGAAAGGCGCAGTGAAACTGGTAGCAGCGGCCGGTGATGGCAAACTGGCTGAGAAGAAAAGCAAATTAATGCAGGCCGATGGCACCGCGCAAGCTATCGCTACGGTCAGAATGGACAACCTCGACGGCGACCTGAAAAAATTCAGCTCATCATGGGCCGATTGGCGTATTGAGATATTTGAGGAGCAAAACGCTGCCCTGCGCCAACTGATCATGACTGCAACCGACTGGCTGGTGAATGTCGCTGCATGGGCTAAGAAAAATTCAGAGCTGGTCGCCACCCTGACCAAAGTGACTGGTGCGGCGTTGTCACTGGTTGCCGGGTTTGGTGCGTTGGGGCTGATTGCATGGCCGGTGATGGCGGGGTTTAACCTGCTGTTGGCCGGGGCTGGCCTGTTGAGCACCGGTTTTTCACTGATGGCTGGAACCATTGCCGCCGCGCTCACGGCGCTGACATGGCCGATAGTGGCAGTAGTTGCGGCCATTGTGGCCGGCGGCCTGCTTATCCGTAAATACTGGGAGCCTATCAGCGCCTTTATTGCTGGCGTGGCCGAGGGTTTTACCACTGCCATGGGGCCAATCAGTGCCGCGTTTGAGCCGCTCAAACCGGTGTTTAACTGGTTTAGTGACAAGGTAAAACTGCTTTCGAACGGGTTCGCTGACCTGATTAAACCCGTTAAAGCTACACAGCAAACCTTAGATGTGGCGACCAACGCAGGCAAGTTATTTGGCAAGGGGCTGGCGGCGGCGCTCAGTCTGCCGATGGATGCGCTGAACACCCTGCGCAGTGGCATTGACTGGGTACTGGAAAAACTCGGCATTATTGATACCCAATCAAATGGACTGGCCGATAACGCCCTGAAAGATAACCCTTATGCGGGCGGATACTCACCCAGTGGCGGCATGCTGTATGGCGGTTATCAGCCGGTCACCGCCCATACCGGCACCACTATCGTTGATAGCAGTGTCACCACCAACGATATCAAGGTGACTATCCCACCGGGCATGAGCCGACAAGATGCCGAGCGAATGATGCTTGATGCCCTTGCCAGGAACGAACGGAATAAACGCGCCCGCCAACGCGGCCAGATGGAGAATTAAGCATGATGCTATCACTGGGTTTATTTGTCTTTATGCGCCAGACCACGCCTTATCAGAATATGAACCGCAACATTGATTATCGCTGGCCGACCAACAACCGGATAGGCTTGCGTCCCGCAGCACAATTTCTCGGCGTAGACAGTGAAAAAATCACTCTGTCTGGCGTGTTACTGCCGGAACTTACCGGCGGAAAACTTTCGCTATTGGCGCTGGAATTAATGGCCGCACAAGGCAAAGCATGGCCGCTGATTGAGGGCAATGGCACCATTTATGGCATGTTTGTGATTGAGAGCCTGAGCCAGACCGGTACACTGTTTTTTGCCGATGGCAGCGCGCGGCGCATTGAATTCACACTCAAATTGTTGCGGGTCGATGAGTCATTAACCGCGATGTTTGGCGACTTACAACAGCAAGCAGATCAGTTAATGGGCAAAGTGAAGAGGTGTTTATCATGATGACCGACCTGCCGTTAACGGCTGGAACAGATCTGGCCCCGGACTTTATGCTGACCCTGAACCAGCAAGATATCACCCAGAATATCCGTGACCATTTGTTATCCCTGAGCCTGACTGATAACCGAGGCTTTGAAGCTGACCAACTTGATATCGAACTGGATGACGCTGACGGCCAGCTTGCCATGCCGGGACGAGGCGCAGTGTTGTCAGTATTCTTGGGCTGGAAAGGCTCGGCGCTGATAGGTAAAGGTGATTTTATCGTGGATGAGGTCGAGCACCATGGCGCGCCGGATACGCTGACCATTCGTGTGCGCAGTGCTGATTTTCGCGGTTCGCTCAATGCCCGGCAGGAAGTCTCATATCATGACACGACATTGGGTAAAGTGGTGGCACAGGTGGCGGAACGCAATAACTTGCAAGCCATGCTGGCCGAGGGGCTGGCAGATATCACCATTCCTCACATCGACCAAACTCAGGAAACTGATGCCAAGTTTATCACCCGTATTGCCTCCCTCAATGGCGCGGTAGCTGCCATAAAAGCGGGTCGACTGCTGTTTATCAAACCGGGTAGTGCTGTTACCGCCAGCGGTAAACCGATTCTCCTGATGACACTCACGCGACAAGATGGCGACCAACACAGCTTTAGTATTGCTGATCGGGGTGCATATACCGGCGTCAGCGCCAGTTGGCTGCACACCAAAAACCCGAAACCAAACAAGGTGAAATTGCAGCGTAAGCCTCAGTTTAAACACCTGCGCGCGTTGCAACATCCTAAAATAAAAGCGCCCCAGAAGACTAAATCAGTGGAAGAAAAACACGGGGATTATCTGGCGGGGTCTGGGGATAACGTCTTTGTTATCACCACCGTTTATGCCACACAAAAAGCCGCCATGCGTGCCGCACAAGCTAAATGGGAAAAGCTGCAACGTGGTGTGGCGGAGTTTTCCATCACTCTCGCTATGGGTCGCGCTGATTTATTCCCTGAAACCCCTATCATGGTCAGCGGTTTTAAATCGGTCATTGACCAACAAAAGTGGATTATCAGCAAGGTAGCGCACCACCTGAACAACAGCGGCTACACCACCCAGCTCGCGCTGGAGGTGCTGTTGTCGGACGCAGCCCATCAAGTGACAGTGTAACAAATAGTTGAATTTGCAAATCCAACATTTGCATTGTCGAATTTATTGGTAGAATGCAGCAAACTGAACATATCGGGATAAAGGAATTATCTATGATGCATTGTCCACTTTGCCGCAACGCCGCCCACACCCGATCCAGCCGCTACCTAAGTGAGAGAACCAAAGAGCGGTACCATCAGTGCCAGAATATCAACTGTAGCTGTACCTTTGCCACCCACGAAACCGTCGATCGCATCATTGTCGAACCCGGTAAAAAAATCCCTGCGCCACCCCATCCCGATAGAAGTAATCAGGGTTCATTGTGGGTGTGAAATATACCCCTGCCAGCGCTACCCTACTCTACGAAATTAATATTTAATCAATTGATAATAATAATAATGTTTACACCTTTATAACTCATACGTTGAAGACGATTTATATACCCCGTACAACAACGCCATAATCTTATATGGATATCAGATTAATGAGCGTGCGCAAACTCCCGACAGGGAAATGGTTATGCGAGTGTTACCCACGAGGACGCGAGGGTAAACGGGTGAGAAAACAGTTCACTACCAAAGGTGAAGCACTATCGTATGAAAGCTACACCATGGAACAGGCCAGACATAAACCGTGGTTGGGTGAGAAAGAAGATCGCCGCAAACTGCTGGAGCTGATTGATCTTTGGTACCAACTGCATGGCTGCTCTTTAAGTGATAAAAAGGGTCGGCTGGCTAAACTGGAGATTATCTGTAAGGGCTTGGGCAATCCCATTGCAGCCGATATCACGCCGAAAGATTGGGCGCACTATCGTGATCAGCGGCTAAGAGGTGAGATAGATAATGGCTACAGCCCCAGCCTGCAAACGCGGATGGTTTCTACTGGCACGGTAAACAGTGAACAGGCTTATTTGCGCGCGGTGTTTAATGAGTTAACGCGGCTCGGCGAATGGAGCCTCCCTAACCCACTGACCAATATACGCGAGTTCGATCAACCCGAGCGGGAAATGGCGTGGCTGAATGACGATCAGATTGATAGCCTATTAGCCGCCTGTGATTTGCACGGCAATCCTGAATTAACTCTCATCGTGCGTTTGTGTTTATCCACCGGTGCCCGCTGGAATGAAATTGCCAAAATAAAAGCCTCGCAGATTTCCCCCAATAAAATCACCTTTATTAATACCAAAGGTAAAAAGAACCGCACTGTTCCCCTATCAGAAGATATGTATCAAGCGCTGGCAGCTCGCAAAGGCAAACCGTTCGAACCTTGTTATAAACAGTTCTATCGGGTTATTCGGTTAGCACAGATTGAGCTGCCAGTTGGACAAATGACCCACGTTCTCCGCCATACTTTTGCCAGTCACTTTATGATGGCCGGAGGCAATATCATCGTGCTGCAACGCATCCTCGGCCACTCAGATATTCGGGTCACCATGCGTTACTCTCACTTCGCGCCAGACCACCTGGAAGACGCCATTCACTTCAACCCATTAGCCCGATTTGAGAGTGGCTGCAAAGTGGCGATAGCGGATGAAATAGCAAGCAATGAAGAGTAACGGGATAGGAGGTAAGTGACTGATATTTATGTATATGGTTGATTTTAAAAGATGAATAAAAAAAGACCGAATACGATTCCTATATTCGGTCTAGGGAAATGGCTCTTGGGAGAGAGCCGTGCGCTAAAAGTTGGCATTAACGTAGGCTTGTTCAGCCATACTCTTTAAGAGTAGTCGAGGTCATGTGTTTCGCCAACTTAGTAACAGAAGTAATTAATAACGGTTGCAAACTAATTTAAATGATACAAATTAGCCCACCAGTTAAGAAAGGTAATTATCTGTTAAATAGAAAATAAAGGCCGTAGCGACGCTCAGGTTGTCGTGCTTACTTTTCGCATAAAGTCATCGCACGCTGCTGGAAAGGTAGCAAACTCATCTTTTGGCCAGGATTCTCGCTATCATCTAATAATAAAATATCTAGCGGTTTCGCGAGGACATGACCTGCTTTCATTTGTTCTGATGCAACATCATTAAGTGGATATTGCGCTAATGTACTGGGATTTATCACAAACAAAGCACCGCCTGAACGGCATTCCAACATCACCTCTTCTCGGGTAAATGCCCATTGTTTGCCAAATTCAAACTTACTGACAGTCACTATTTTCCCAGCGGCAAAAGCATTCACGGATAGCATCAGTAACGATAACGTCAGCACCAAACCTTTCATTTCAATCATCCTCAATTAACTGATTGTTTTGATTTTCTCGCATAAAGAGGAGGCGATGCAAGCTTAACGGCAATAACTATCATGTATAGTTTTTCACTATACCGGTGCCATTGTGGCAAAAATACTCACTAAAAGTAATACCGCAGCGCCAAGGACGATTTCAGCACAGCTGTTTACCACTAACCAATAGTGGGCTTTTACTGGCAATTTACGCAGCATGGGAACAATCAGATAGCGGTTAATGATCGCTACAACAACCATAAACAGTACCAATATTGCCTTACTGAGTAATAGCATCTGATAGACGGATGTCAGCGCTAAAGAGGTCTCACGCAATATAATAATGCTGTTAATCATACCAGTGACCAATACCAACGCGACTGCCAAATGTCCCCAACTTGAAAACCGAATCAACGTCGTGATGGCTTCACGTTTCACATCATCCCGACGTGTATATGCAAGGCAAACAAGCAACACGGGCAAGCATCCCAACCAATAGCCCGCACTGAGCAGATGTATGATTTGGTTAGTCTGATGAACCCATCCCAGTACGCCATCGTGCATTGCAGCGTGCCCGGTAAATGCCAAACTAGCCAGTAGCAAGGTTGAGCAAGCCACCATCAACTGATAGTAAAAACGGGTTGTGCCGAGTAATACTACCCACATACTCAATATGGATAAGCCGAGATGCCATTGCCATATCTCGCCAAAACGAGTCCCCAACACCGCCCACCATACACTCAGTCTGTAGGTATCAGACCAGCCATCGCCCATCATGCCAGCTTGAATGGCTAAAAGCCCGATCGCTGAGGCTAGCCCCAGAAAGGTGCTGAATATAAGGAGTGGCGATAAGCGGTTTTTGAGTATCGAAGAAAAACGGTCTGGGGCGAGTACGGCGGTGAAAATACTGATACCAAACATCAGCATCACCGCCAAAAAATGCAGAAAGCGACACAGAACGAATAGAGTCGCCAGTGACATATTATTTCACTGTGAAGCTGTATGTGCCTTTGGTTTTATGACCATCAACAGACACAACATGCCATGAAACATTATATTTACCTGCTTTCAATGCACTATCGATCGGCAAAATTAATTGCGTATTGTTGGCTGGATCCAATTTCAGTTCGCCAGTTTTCACCACATCGTTATCTGGGCCTGTCACTTTCACGCCACTGAAATTCAACTCAATGCCTTCAGAGAAGCCCAGTGTCACGGCTTCTGGCGCTGAACCGATAGTGGCATCAGCAGCAGGAGATTCAATTTTCAGATGTGCGTGGGCCAGAGCTTGCTGACTAGATAACCCAACAAATAACACAATCAGTGCCGAAAGCATGCGGCAAGAAGAACGTACTTTGTGAATAAACATAATATCCCTTAATCGATGGGGAGAATAATCAATCTGCTACCAACCATATCCTATATTGGCAGCGCGAACCCCTATCACTTCCAGTCAATTGCACTACCTGTGAGGTAGGGCACAAAATAAAACGCCAAATTATGAGCGGTGGTTGAAATATAACCAATAATTGAGCGGCAATTAATCTCACCCTACCCGTCACCTTTTATCATAAATGATAACGATTTGAATATAGCAAGACAAGAAACCATAGCTAAACAATATGTTATTAGCACAAAACAATAAAATTAAGAGGAAACAGCAGCGGTGAGTATGGTGTATATACAATAAAAAACCGCAGTTTCCGGTTCCACTTCCACTTCCACTAAGCAGTGGATAGAAACTGCGGCAAGTTCAAATCAAGCCCAAATATTAAGCCTGAACGTGGTTCTGTGCTGCCATTGTTTTTAAATCTTTATCGACGAAGAACAATGAATTGCCGCTATTACCCACCAATGCCAGTTTATCCAGGATAGATTTGAACAGCTTTTCTTCTTCATGCTGTTCAGCCACATACCATTGCAGGAAATTGAATGTGGAGTAATCGTGTGTGGTCATTGCAACATGGGCGAGTTCATTAATTTGAGTCGTAATGAGTTGCTCGTGTTCGTAGGTCAGTTTGAATACATCAGCCAGTGATGCAAAATCAACCGGCGGTGCACTGATAGTGCCTAATATCGGCATGGAGCCTGTCCCACTCAGGTATTCAAACAAACGCTGCATATGCTGCATCTCTTCTTGAGAATGCTCCTTTAAAAATGCAGCAGCCCCTTCAAAGCCTTTATCACTACACCAGGCACTCATCTGCAAATAAAGATTGGCCGAGTAAAACTCCAGATTCAGCTGCTCATTAAGCTTCTGTGCCATTTCTGTTTTCAACATAATAATTCCCTAATTTTTATAATGCAGGTAAGCAACGGTTAACCTGGGGTATTATGCCAAGATAAAAACAAAATAAGAACACCCTATTCACATTAATATCTATAAATAACCTAACATAATGATTTATATCTTTTTTATAGAATATATAATCATGGAGTTAATTCTTATAAGAATCATTCACATTACCGTGTAAATACTAAAAGGAATGATTCCTATTTGCGCTGAAATTAAATTAATAATATTACGAATGTTGCAGGTTAATATTATTTAACGACAAAGGGTTTTAAACTAGCGCTATTAAACCACATTACCCACTTGCCAATATCTATCCGCTGCATTACCTTTTGCGCCATAACTGCCCACGCAGCACGAAGGAGAAAACAATGGGATATAATCTGGCTGAGCTTTCGGATGAAGAAACAGCAAAAATGAATGTTGATCTGGCCGCCTCTGGTGTCGCATTTAAAGAGCGCTACAATATGCCAGTCATACCTGAAATGGTTGCACGAGAACAACCTGATGAGCTACGAGAGTACTTTTTGCAACGGCTGGCACACTACCGTAGTGAATCCAATAAATTCTCTCGCTTGCCGTATGAACCCAAAATGAAATCATGAGCAAAAAGGCTCCCGCACAGGGTCTGCGGGAGTTTGTCGGCGACAATGGCTAGAGTTTTCGGGCAAACTTGTCGGTTGCAAGAATCAGTTGATGCAAGATACCCGGTTCGTCAAAGGAATGCCCTGCGCCTTCGACAATATGCAATTCAGCTTCCGGCCATGCTTTGGCTAAATCCCATGCATTCTGTGGCCGACAAGCCATATCATATCGCCCATGAATAATTACCGCTGGGATATGGCGAATGCGTTCGATATTATCCAGCAGTTGGTTGTCATTATCCAAAAAACCGAAGTGAGTAAAATAGTGATTTTCAATGCGAGCAAAAGCAAGAGCGAAGTCATCTTCACCAAAGGAAGCTGCGTTTTTAGCGGGCAAGAGAGTCACCGTTTCCCCCTCCCACAGACTCCAAATTTTAGCCGCCTCTAATTGTACAGCCTTATCGGATGAGGTTAGCCGCTTGCGATAAGCTGCGATGACATTACCCTGCTCTTCTGGCGATAAGATAGATAACACTCGCTGCCATTTATCAGGGAAAAAACGGGAAGCGCCATCCTGATAATACCAATCCAACTCTTTTTTTCGCAGCGTAAATATCCCGCGTAACACCATCTCACTGACCCGTTCCGGGTGGGTTTCGCCGTAGGCCAGTGCAAGAGTTGAACCCCACGACCCGCCAAATATCAGCCATTTATCAACCCCAGCCATCTGACGTAGTCGTTCAATATCCTCGACTAAATGCCAGGTTGTGTTGTTATCCAGGCTGGCATGGGGTTTGGATCGCCCACAGCCACGTTGGTCAAACAGTAATACTTTGTATTCCGCTGGGTTGAAAAGTTGGCGATGATAAGGTGCTATCCCACCACCTGGGCCACCATGAATAAATACAGCGGGTTTACCCTTAGGGTTACCACAGAGTTCCCAGTAAATCTGGTGGCCATCTCCCGTGTCTAGTAAACCACTATCGTAAGGTTCATACGCTGGATAAAGTCCACGTAATTGTTCCATTATTTTTCCATGTTTGTTAAGACACTAAAGTTATCAAAGCCTATACGGCCCTAAGGGTCAACGATAAAACATGACATTTACGCCAATCAGTCCATTAATTCCATCAACAGGTGATAAATGCACCATAAGTTAATTGATTTTGGGGCGCTGCGTCACAGTCATTAAGCAGTAATAAGGGCTGTGAGTATTTAATAATTTGCTAATTAAACAATAGGATAATTAGATATACACTTTCTTCCCTTGCAACTCACCCTGATTAGGTGGTTAATAGGAGGGCGTACCAACCTAACCAAAGGTAAAGAGAGGCAAGCCATGAGTAAGGGAATGGACAGCAAAAAGAACGCGAAGAAAAAGCCACTAAAAACGCCAGCTGAGAAAAAAGCTGAGAAACGCGCTAAAAAGTCATCTTCTACTAGCGCAGAATAACGGACTTTTCGTCTCGTCAGTCAACCCGCCACGCCAGGCGGGCTAATGAGATGGTCACCCCCACCCTGTGAGCGGTAAGCTGACAGGGTTTTCTTTTTGGAGGGATCATCATGCAAAACGTTACGCTCATCGGCATCGACCTTGGTAAGAATTCATTCCATATTCATTGCCAGGAAAAACACGGCAACACATTATTACGCAAGAGGTTTTCCCGCATTCAACTCACCCAGTTTCTCGCCACCTGCCCGCCTTGCATTGTCGCGATGGAGTCCTGTGCCGGGGCGCATTTTATGGCCCGTCATATCAGCCAGTTAGGGCATCAGGTCAAACTCATTTCTCCGCAGTTTGTCCAACCCTTTGTTAAAAGTAATAAAAATGACTTCATCGACGCTGAGGCCATATGCGAAGCCGCTTCCCGTCCCTCCATGCGCTTTGTGACACCCAGAACCGAAGACCAGCAGGCCATGTCGGCTCTGCATCGTGTCCGCGATGCACTGGTGAGGGAGCGGGTCAAAGCCACCAACCAAATGCATGCTTTTTTACTTGAGTTTGGCATAAGCATGCCACGCGGTATTGCGGTGATAAAACGACTGGCGACTGTGC